TAGAGCAGCGCCACTCCTGGCGCCAGTAATGCATCCTGTACACGTGCGCATACATCATTGGTTCGTACCACACAGGATAATCTGGGATGACTTTGAAGACTTCATTACGGGGGGTCCAGACGGAATGGACGCTTCCGTATTCCCTACAATTACTATTGGCGGTGGTACTGGTGCAGCAATCGGCAGTTTGGCTGATTATCTTGGCGTTCCTACTGGCGTGAACAATATAGAGGTGAGCGCGCTACCGTTCAGAGCTTACGCGCTCATCTTTAACGAGTTCTACAGAGACCAGGATTTGCAGACCCCACTCACGATAGACACGAATAGCGGAGCGGACACCACGACATCTACGGTGCTGCAGAACGCATGCTGGGAAAAAGACTACTTCACGAGCGCAAGGCCGTGGGAACAGAAAGGCCCGGCGATCACCATACCGCTAGGCACGAGAGCAGATGTAAAAGGCATAGCTAGCTCAGATGCCAACTTCCTAACTACTCCGGCAGCAGGGTGGAGAGAAACCGGCGGCACAGCGGCACCCCCAGGCACCAATTGGTCGAATGCTATAGACAACGCCGCAGGCCGTTCATTTAATATTAGGGGTAACAACACAACCAAGGTCCCCGACATCTACGCAGACCTCACGGGCGCATCAGCTGTTACCGTGAACGTACTTAGAGAAGCACTAGCGTTGCAGCGTTATGAGGAGGCGAGAGCCCGCTATGGAAGCAGATACACAGAATACCTTCGATACCTCGGTGTTAGGTCCAGCGACGCAAGACTCCAGCGTCCAGAGTATCTCGGAGGCGGCAAGCAGGTTGTCCAGTTCAGCGAAGTTCTGCAGACTGCTGAAGGGACGGACCCAGTCGGAACGCTACGCGGGCATGGCATTTCTAGTATGCGAACTAATCGCTATCGCAGATTTTTTGAAGAGCATGGATACATCATCACAATGCTCACCGTCAGACCCAAAACCATCTACGCCCAAGGATTGCCCCGCACCTTTAATCGACGTCTCAAAGAGGACTTCTGGCAAAAAGAACTCCAACACATCGGGCAGCAAGAAATACTCAACAAGGAACTCTATGCGGCGCACGCAAGCCCCAACGACACGTTCGGGTTCCAAGACCGATACGACGAATACCGACGCTCTGAATCCACTATCGCTGGCGAGTACAGATCAACACTAGATTTCTGGCACTTCGCACGTATCTTCGCCAGCTCACCCGCACTTAACGCAGATTTCGTAGAATGCGTTCCAACCGAAAGGACGTTTGCTACGACCGAAGACACGCTCTACGTCATGGCACGGCACTCGATCCAAGCCCGACGGATGGTAGCGGCTTCAGGACAATCGTTCATCTACTAGGAGGCATAAATGGGAAAAGCTAAAGCAGGAAACGAAGCTGTAGAGTTCGAAAGGCGAAAGCCACGTAAGAGGCAGAAACTCGACGAGAAAGGTAGAGAAATACTTGACAGCACACCGATGCAGCCACCCCTTGGTTACAAGAAGCAAGAATCGCTCCACGAACAAATAAAGAGGATGGTGGTAAGCGAGCAACTACGTCTAGCCGCCGAGCAAAGCGGCAAAGAAACATTCGAAGAAGCAGATGACTTCGACGTTGAAGACGACTATGATCCGTCCAGCCCCTTTGAAGAAATATTCGAGGGCGTAGGCATACCGGCCGGAGACCCACTAGAGAACACACTCCGCAAAGTAATGGACGAATACACGACCAAAGATCCCGCAGCTCCCGCGGGTCCTCAGCAGCCGGCGGAGCCGGCTGCTGAGGCAACTCCCCCGCCGCAGGTGGCGCCCGAGCGGCGGGGGTTCTTTGAGAAACCCTCGACCTAGCGCTCCCGGAGCCGTCCCCCCTTGCCCCGCCAGGGGGGGACGGCGGAGTGGAGCGCTCCTGGTGAGTTCCCCCTCACTTCACTTCCCTTCCGGCAACACTTCAGCGGGGGCCGGAGGGGGGCCCGGGGGGAGGAGGGGGCCGCCCCCCTTCTCCCCTCGGAGCGACGATCCAACCAGTGCACCACTTGATGTGCACTGTGATAGGTGACAACATGGCAAAGAGAGCGAATGCGTCACGCGGGCGCGATGTCATTACAACAGTTCCATCGCTAACAACGTTGCCCCGCGTATCCTCAACACTCATTCATCACCGTTTGGAGCAAGCGTATGTCAGAGCACAAGTCGACCGGCGGCGGTACAAACCGGATAGAAATATTCGACCACCCGGCGCTGTTAAACGCCTGCATGCAAGACTGGTTCATGATCGGTTTGCAGATGGTTATAGAGTCCGATTCGCCGTACCAAATAGAGTTGCATTGTGCGCGCGAAGAAAACAACGAAGGGAGGTACTCCACGCTCTACGAATTACGGGTAAGCGCGGCACTGGCAGGGGGCGCCCCCGCCGCACGAACTTTTGGAGTTATGTTGGCTGTTAAGGAGATGACCCAATGATAGGAGGCTTGATATCAGCAGCAGCCAGTCTAGGCTCGACGCTGTTAGGAAATAACGCAGCAAACAAAGCGAATAAAACGCAAAGGGCGATAGCCGATCAAAATATTAAGCTTCAAAAACAGTTTGCCCAACAGGGCATCAGATGGAAGGTAGAAGATGCAAAACGTGCTGGAATATCTCCGCTCTACGCTCTCGGCGCGAACACTGTCAGTTTTAGCCCTGTTTCTGTTGGTACTACTGTCCCTGATTTTTCCGGAATTGCTTCCGCTGGGCAAGATATTGGACGGGCTATTGACGCTACTCGTACCGCAAGCGAGCGAGCCGGAGCTGTAACTAAGACGATGGAAGCGCTACAGGTCCAGAGAATGGGCCTAGAAAACGAACTACTAGCATCTCAGATAGCAAAGGTTAGGCAGACCCAGACCCCGCCGATGCCAGGTGACCCGTACTTGATAGAAGGACAATCGGGTTCCGGTGTAGTAGACGTAAAACCGTCTGAACAAGTATCAACCGTTCCAGGCAGACCAGCACTTCAGGCGGGAGCGACAAGCGACCTGGCGTATGCAAGAACAGGAGACGGCGGCTACGCAGCAATCCCTAGTCAGGACGTAAAGAGATTAATCGAAGACGATATCAGCGCAGAAATCGCTTGGGCAGTGAGGAACAGGATAGCTCCGTTCTTCGGCTCTAACTTTCAACCACCACCTTACGCACCTAGAGAATACGGGCATTCATGGTATTATGACCCGTTCCGAGGAGGTTATTATCAGCGGCCTTCGGCATACCGGAAAAGAGCTGATCGGTTTAAATTCATGAGAGGAAACTGGTAATGGCATATCGCAGGAGAAGGATGAGCAGGCGGCGCCCTCGCAGGATGATGCGCCGCAGACGTAGCGGCGGAATGCGAATCGGATATCGGATGTAATGTTCTGTAGAAACCCATACGTAATTAGAGGGCACGCGTTTGGCTGCGGTCAATGCGTGCCCTGCCGCGTTAACAGGAGGAGAGTCTGGACACACAGGATCATGCTAGAAGCAGCAGGTCACGAACATAACACCTTCCTCACGTTGACGTACAACGACGAAAACCTGCCGGAAAACGGCACGTTAATTCCAAGAGATTTAACATTGTTTCTAAAAAGACTAAGAGCAAAAGTAGGAGAAGGAATCAGATATTATGCGGTAGGAGAATATGGAGACAAATCAGAAAGACCACATTATCACGCTGCAATGTTTGGATTACAGGGATGCCGGAGAACCGTTACTAGTCCCAATCGCAAGGGGTACTGTTGCGACATTTGTGAGCTACTGTCACAACTGTGGGGAAAAGGAAACGTTTTTAGTGGGACTCTCACATCAGAGTCAGCCGGATACATTGCAGGATACGTCACAAAGAAACTCACACACAAAGATGACCCTAGACTCGGAGGCAGATACCCAGAGTTCGCAAGAATGTCCCTCAAACCCGGAATCGGGCTAAATATGATGGACGAAGTAGCCAGTACGTTACTCCAACATGATTTCGATGGAGAAGACGTGCCCACGTCGTTACAGCACGGAAGAAACAAATGGCCATTAGGGAGGTATCTAAGAAGGAACCTAAGAAAAAGGATCGGAAGAGATGAGAAAACACCGCAAAGCGTACTTGATAAAATGGAGGAGGAAATGCAGCCTTTGCGACAGGCTGCTAAAAGCATTGCGCCGCAAGGGCACAAACAATTTCTATTCAAGCAACTAGTTATCGATGCGGGCGAAGGCCGCGCGCGTCAGATGGAAGCCAGGGCAAAAAGAAAGGGACACCTATGAAGCGTAACAAATTCTCGCTTTCAAACTACAAACTACTTAGTTGCGATATGGGAGAGCTAGTCCCGATCGGATTAACCGAAGTACTGGCAGGAGACTCTATACAGCAAAGCACGAACGCGCTAATTAGAGCAGCGCCACTCCTGGCGCCAGTAATGCATCCTGTACACGTGCGCATACATCATTGGTTCGTACCACACAGGATAATCTGGGATGACTTTGAAGACTTCATTACGGGGGGTCCAGAC